TTGGACGCTCAATCCCTTTCACATGATGGGTGTTGCTGGTATCCTGGGTGGCGCATTGCTTTCTGCCATTCATGGTGTTACAGTAGAGAATACTTTGTATCAAGATGGTGACGATGCAAACACCTTTAAGGCATTCGACTCAACTCAAGAAGAAGAAACCTACTCTATGGTCACTGCCAACCGTTTCTGGTCTCAGATCTTTGGCATTGCATTTAGTAATAAGAGGTGGTTGCATTTCTTTATGCTGTTTGTTCCTGTTATGGGTCTTTGGACAGCTTCCATCGGTATTATTGGTCTTGCTCTCAACCTTCGTGCTTATGACTTTGTTTCACAAGAACTGAGGGCAGCAGAAGATCCAGAGTTTGAAACCTTCTACACCAAGAACATTCTCTTGAACGAAGGTCTTCGTAACTGGATGGCAACTGTTGATCAACCACACGAAAACTTCGTCTTTCCAGAAGAAGTTCTACCGCGTGGCAACGCACTCTAACTTATGATATAATTAGAGGGGTAAACACCCCTCTTTTTTTATGCAACAAGAATACTGGACGGTCTATACTCCTGACGGTAGGAAGTATGCAGACTGTGGATGGGAACAAGATGCTATTCGTCTTGTCGAAATGGTTCCTGGTAGGACCTATCGCAAGACTAAGTATCTCCACGACCAAGTAATTGATGTCACAGCTACAACGGACAAACAATTACCTGGACAACAAGGATTGCCACCCGCCAAGATTAGAGTCGGAGGACAAGAGCTTGACGCTCAACAGAAATTACCTGAGTCCGAATACGAACCAATTCATTTTAGAGTATGAAAAAACTATTTCTTGCCCTGCTCTTGGCAGCGACTCCAGCATTTGCTGGTGAGGATAAGATCACCAAAGGATACAACAGCATGGATGCCATGGGTTGTATGTTGGTGCGTGAGTGTACAAAGGATGTGGAAGAAGTTCATTCTCTCCTTGACATCTCCTCAGAGTATGATAATACTGAGGAGTTTACACCACATGCATTTGAGTTCAATCAAATGCTCACTGCGTTGCATCAGGTTGATGTGAAAGTATTTCTTGCAGACCAGCGTTACTTTCCTGTTGGTCACCGTGGGGTGTATCATACTGTAAGTAATAACTTCTATCTCAATAGAGATTATATGCATCGTCCTAATGTTCTGATGTCTGTGATGCGTCATGAAGGTTGGCACGCTGCACAAGATTGTATGGCAGGTAGTATTGGTAATAGTCTGATTGCTATTATCAAACCTGAAGAAGATGTGCCTATGATCTGGCGTGTCATGGCAGAGCGTACATATCCTAAGTCTGCTGTGCCTTGGGAAGCAGAGGCAGCTTGGGCAGGTCGTACTGAAGGTATGACAATGAAAGCACTGAAGGCATGTGCTGCAGGAAAAATGTGGGAAGTATATGAACCCACACCACTCACTCGTAAATGGTTAGAAGCGGAGGGTTACATTGATTGAGTCTTTTTCTATTCTCCCATACATCTTTGCAAGATCTAACGACGATAATTTTGAAGAAGTTCAAGATGATCTCATTGATTGGATGGAGAACTATGCAAAAGTATATCAATCAAACCATCGTAGTAATATAAATGGTTATCAAAGTCCAGATGATTTTTATCTGGACAAATCATTTTCTCCATTTTTAAATTACATGAGTGATAGAATCATGTCACTCGTTGATGTATATAAAACTCACGAGGAGGCGAGCATCAGTTTCGCTCCTCGTCTTTCTAATATGTGGTTTAATATTAACTACCGAGGAAGTTATAATGGATTTCATAGTCACCCTGGATCTGCTTTAGCAGGCATAATGTATGTGAATGTTCCTGATAATTCAGGTGGTGTACAGTTCCAACATCATGATGGTCATAGTTTATCTCTGACACAAAATACTGCTCACTATGTTGAACCAGAAGACGGTGATATGTATTTGTTTCCAGCATCTTTGGGTCATTCTGTGGAGATGAATATGCAAGATGAACCAAGGATGTCTATCGCATTTAATTTGTACGAGTTTTACGACTAACTAAATACTAAGAAGCCCAATTTCCTTTTGTCGTAATGCCAACTCGCATTAAACCAAAACGAAGTACCACGCAGGGTCAGATTCCTGGTCTTAACGACCTGGAAGATGGCGAAATGGCGATTAATATAGTTGACCAAAAGATTTATGTCCGCGTTGGTAACGATGTAGAAACTGTTGCTCAGGCAGCAACAGGTGCTACCCCTATTTTTACTGAGATTAATGGTCCATCGACTACTCAGTTGGTTGTTAATAAAAGATACTTGATGAACACCAGCAGTGGAGTCATCAATGCAACCATGCCCATCGTCAACCTCTCGCCTGGTGACAGTATCGAGATGGGAGACGGCGGACAAAACTGGAGTATAAATAATGTTATATTGACCTCAGCTTCGCACCAATTTAAGGATGCTATTGGCAATTTAGATGATGGTCCTGTTAACTTAGATGTTTCAGGTGTGACTGTTATGTTCTTGTGGACAGGTAGTTATTGGAGAATCATTAGCTAATGGCAATCTCACTAAGTAATGCTCACTTCAGTCCGCAAGACTCGACGGGTTACTTTGTATACGCTCTGCGAAGAGATGATGATGACATGTTACACTTCACAAAAGTGAGCACTGCATCAACAACAGAGACCTTCGATCCTTTCCGTTTAGACGGTACGCAAGTCGAAGAGTTCGGTGACTACGATGATTATGTCGAAGAGACAACCGAACAGAAGGCACTCGCCAATAACTCACAAGATAAATATCAGCAGATACGCTTTGATAGGCGAAACTTAAATTATTTCTTAGACACTGACGGATATCTGGTCCTTCAGGTCAATGGAACCCACTCATACTCTGGACCTGTTTAACGAGAACCAACAATGGCAGAATTTAGACTTGGCAGACTGAAATTTAACTGGCGCGGAGCCTGGGCTGCTTCTACTGCATATGTAATTGATGACATCGTTAGATACGGTGCCAATTCCTATGTATGTACTGGCAACCATACTTCAGATTCTGCTTCCAACGGATTCCCTAGCGACAGTGCTTACTGGTCGCTCCACACAGGGGGCATCGATAACGCTGGGACATGGACGCCTAGCACGGCGTATGTCGTAGACGACATCGTACAGGAAGGTGGTAACCTCTACATTTGTACCTCTCAGCATACCTCTATTGGTGTGTCTAGTTCCTGGTACACTTCCGACTTCCCGTCCTATTGGGAACTTTTCCATGAGGGTGTCAGCTTTAAGGGTGCGTTCACCACTGACACTTACTATGGCATCAACGCTATTGTTAGCTACGGTCCCTATCAGTATCGTTGTACCACTCCATTCCAAGTCCCTGCAGACTATTCGATGCAGGGTATTTCTACGACCCCGCATGATCCTACGGGTGTTGGTTCGGATGGTTTCTATCCTCCCTCTGCAAACTTTGCTACTTTCTCTGAAGGTTTTGCGAACCAACTGAAGTACGGTGCCACCACCAGATATGAAAGAGGTGACATCGTTGAGTACAACGGTGCTTCTTATGTTGCTATCGGTACTAACCCTCGCGGTTTTGCTCCTGCAGAGAATACTGATCAGTGGGCACTGTTAATTGGTGGTATCGGTACTGGCGGTGCTAGCACATACGATCCTGCTCAGACATATTCCAGAGGTGAGACAGTAACTCTTGGTGGTAACACCTACATTGCTGACGAAACCTTAATCAATACAGATAATAGACCAGTTGGTCTTGCTATCACTTCTGTTGATACTGGTGTCAATGGTTGGTCCTTGGCAGTTCGTGGTCAGAACTGGAACGGTACATATTCTGCTACAGATATGTACGAGATCGGTGATCTCGTTGAGTATTCCTCCTCTGCATATATTTCGGTTGCATCTTCTAACATTGGTGTAACTCCTGGTACTGCTGTTACCATGTGGCAGGCATTCGCTATCGGTGATAGCGCAGCACTGCTGACAACTAAGGGTGACTTGCTCACCAGAAACGCAACTGGTCCTACTAGACAGGGTATTGGTACTCAAGGCACCTTCCTGAAAGTAAACTCTAGTGACGAGGTTGAGTGGAACTATCCTGGTATTCGTACCAAGATCTACTATGTTGATGCTCAGCAAGGCAGCAACGCTAATGTTGGTTACACTCCTGACGCGGCATGGGCAACTGTTGCTTATGCATCTACTGCTGCACAGATTCAGAGAGACATCACGAACTTTGTCTATGATGAGTCCACTGGTATTGCAACAGTAACTGCTGCTGCTCACGGTCTGTTCCCGAATTCTGAGATCAAACTTTCTGGTATTGCTTTCACCTGTGCTTCTGCACATTCTGGTGTTACTACTACTATCTTCCCTGATGGTACACAAGGTTTCTTCTTCACAGTTGACTCCGTTACTGACTCTAACACCTTCGTAACTAATGTTGGTATCTCCACTATTGCTCACGATTATGTCAGCGGTGGTAAGGTAACTGACTCGTCTCCTGTTATTCTGAAGCTGTCTGCTGGTGTATTCCAAGAACAGCTTCCTATTACACTGCCTAAGAACTTCAACATCGCTGGTGATGTTCTGAGAGGTACGACAATTGAACCTGCTGCTGGTCTTTCCACTGACGGTGTTACTCCTAATGCTCGTCAGACAATGTTCTTCTTGTCTGACTCTACTACGGTTCAGGCGATCACGATGCGTGGTCTCCAAGGTTTCAACTATGACACCACCGATCCTTTCAACACTGATCTGTGGCAGATTAAGACTGGTATTGGCACCACATCTTGTGGTGTATACTTCAGACTGAACCCCGAGACTCCGATCCTTGATCGCTCTCCTTATGTTAAGGACTGCACCGCTTTCTCTAATGTATGTACTGATGGCACTGGTCACGGTGGTGCAATCGGTGTATTCATTGAAGGTGGTGTCCACGAAGGTAAGGCATCCGCAGAGGGTAGAGGTGCTAAGTCGATGGTCTTCGACGCCTTTACCAACATTAACTCTGGCGGCGTAGGTTTCTTCCTGGAAGACGATGCTCTTTCTGAGATTGTATCCTCCTTCACTTACTACTGTGCATTCGGTTATGTTTCCGACGACGGTTCTGAGATCAGATCTCTGTCGGGTAACAACTCTTACGGTGATTACGGTGCTATTGCTTGTGGTTTCTCCACTCTGGAGACTGCAAGATCTGGTCGCCTCTTCGGTGACAAACTGGAACTGGTTGTCGGTCAGGTAGCAGGTACGCTCTCCGTTGGTGCCACGATGCGTGGTACTGTATCGGGTGCTCGTGCTGTTCTTACTAACGATCAACAGTCTGGTGAGCAGATCTACTTCAAGTATGACTCTGGTTTCGGTAACCCCGATGGTGCTAACGGTGCCGTTGGTGTTGGTACTACCGTCTTTGTTCCTGGCGAATATGTTGAGACTGATTCTGTTGGCGCAGGTGCAACTGGTAGATTCCAGATCAAGAGCACCAGTAGTGCCGTCTCTGGTCAGAAGGACATTCTGTTCGAGATCACTGGTCTGAGCACAACTCCTCAGGTTGGTGATGCTCTCGGATTCACCACGGTTGGTATGGGTTACTCCGATACTACCACCTACATCATCAGAACCGTAACTAACTACGACTCTGGTACTGGTCGTGCTACGATCAACATCGCTCCTGGCAAGGGTTCCGCTCCTGCTTCGTTCGATGATCAAGAGTTCGTAATGAGAACCGACTTCTCTAAGGTTCGTCTCACGGGTCACGACTTCCTGTTGATTGGTACTGGTAACACCGCTCTAACCAACTACCCGAATGTTAATGAGAACTCTGCTTCTCAGGGCAACGAGACTAATGTTGAGAGATCTGGTAAGATCTTCTTCGTCTCCACTGACCAAGGTGGTAACTTCAGAGTTGGTGACTTCTTCTCCGTTAACCAGTTGACTGGTGCTGCTACCCTGGACGCTTCCGCCTTCAACCTGTCTGGTTTGACAGAACTGAGACTGGGTGCTATCGGTGGTCAGGTCGGTGAGGCAATTAACGAGTTCTCGTCTGACGAGACCATGGCAGGCGACTCCAACACTGCTGCTCCTACTGAGAAAGCAGTTCGTGGTTTCCTGACTCGCGGTAAGATGGATTCCACCTCTGGTATCCTGGTTCCCCCGCGTGGTGCTCAAGCTTCTCGCCCAACTGGTGTTGACCTGATCGAAGGTGGTCTCCGTTACGATACCGACGCTAACGGTTTCGAGTTCTACAACGGTGGTGCTTGGTTGCCTCTGGGTGCATACGCTAATGTCGATGCAACTAGTGCGGTAACTCTTGCTAACAGACAGCAAGCGTTCTGCAACACTTCTGGCGGTGCATTCACGGTTACTCTGCCTGCGTCTCCTGTCAAGGGCGACTCCGTTAGAATCTTTGATGTTGGTGACACATTCGATTCTAACAACCTGACCATTGGTAGAAATGGCAACCCGATCATGGGTGATGCCTCAGACATGGTTGTATCCACTGAGGGTGCTGCCTTTGAATTGGTCTTCTACGATGGCACACAAGGTTGGAGAATCATCACCATCTGATTCTTCAATGGGGGAGGGCAACCTCCCTTTCTTTTCGTAATGTTTTACATAAATACTAATACGACTCCACCATTTACGATTAAGAGTAATGGCAAATTATCAAAGTTATAAACAGATTCAGGGGGACCAGGCTGTTATTGGTGGTTCCTTGGGACCTGGACAGGTTGTAGGTCTTTCCACTGGTGTTGCTCACCAGTTCTTCCTGTTTGATGGAAGTAATCACTACGGTGCTTCTACCCCAGGTTGCTGTCTTCTCTGGACAGTTCCTGCTAGAGCAACCACAGTTCGATTTGAACTGACTGGTGGCGGCGGTAGTGGTGCTCCTGGTATCTGTTGTGCTAATGGTCCTGCAGGTGGATCTGGATCTTACGCAACGAAAACCATCTTTGCTCACTGCAACCACTTCACTCCTGGATCTAGTCGTTATACCATCTGTGCTGGCGGCAACAGCAATTGCTCTTGCTGTGGTTACTCTCACGGTTATAACTGCTGCGGCACAAAAGGATGTACTTCATTCGTTACTCCTGTAGATGGTGGCGCAGGTGGAATGAGTAACTTCTGCGCTGAGGGTGGATCTTGGGGTTGGCACCAGTGTGCTGGTTTCTGCTACGCATGTTCGCACCAATCTCAGTGTAATGTCTGTCTCTCCACCACATCTTGCCCCCGAAATGTAAGAGCAGTACATACTCAGGCTCCTGACTTTGTAGAAGGTTTCGGTATCCGAGGTGTACACGGTAAGAAATTCAACAACTCTTACTGTATGGGTACGATGTATCCTCAGACTGGTGGTGGTGTCGGTCCTTGGGGTGCTCCTACAACCACGGGTGATGACGCTTGTTCTGTAGGTAACCAGCAAGGTTGCTGCAGAAGCCAGTCCTTCTTCCCTGGTGGTGCTGGTATGTCCCCCTTCAATGACGGATCCTGCTGCTGGGGTGGATTTGGTCAGGGTGGACTCGTTGTTGTCCAATACTGGGAATAATTAAGGAGGAATCAATCCCATGGCAATGGATCGTATTAAAACTACCGTTGGGCATACAATTACCAACGAAATTACTAAGACTGTTCTCTTCCCTGTTCCCACAGAGTATTGTGGCGATGAGCAAGACGATACAGAAGTAGGTATCGCTACTTATGTTGGTCCTAGATATCTTAGAACTAGGTGGCAACTTCCCGATGAGAATGGCGTCATCCAGGAACCTGGATCTCATGGTGTCTGGGACTGGGATGATCCGAGTGGATTCATGCCTTGTCCTATTGACTGCGTTGAAGTCAAGTTAGATGCAGCAGCAGAACCATTACATGCGCTCAATCTCTGGGGTCAAAATGATGATCCTGACAGATTTGATGTAGTATGTGGAGATCCCACTGCACCTGATCCTAACATCATGGATCCTCTTTGCTTCACAGAATCAATTGATCCTGAGTCTCTGTACTATGATGTTGTAAATAGCAGATGGACTTCCCCTTCATTCAGATCAGATGCAGTTGATCCTCAATGTGCTCCTGGTGAGACCCAGCAATACTCTTGGGCAACTATTAGGGCAACAAGAGATTCGATGTTAGCTAACAGTGACTCGAAGATTAATGATGACATGCCTGATTCAGTCAAGCAACCTTGGTTAGATTATCGTCAAAAGTTGAGAAATCTTCCTGCAGATTGGGCAGGAATTGGAACCTCTACTTACCTGATCACCTGGCCTATCGCCCCTGATGAAAAGGGTGGTGCTCTCAACCCCTGAATCAAAATCAAATTTTAGTTTACAGATTCTGGGAAAAAATTTTCCCAGAATTTTTTTGTATGTGAGGATTTTATGTTTGAACTTAATGATAAAGTTGACATTACTCTTGTCAGTGAGATTGGTGCAGAGAACAGGAATGCATTAATCATAGATAATTTTTACAAGGACCCAGACTCCGTTAGAGAATACGCTCTTGGTTGTAAACTACAAGATAGACCTAACTTAATGTCTGGTCTTCCTGGTTGGAGAATTTACGAGGAAGATTCTAGAGTTAGGGAAAATCTTAAACCCACTTTTGATAATCTAAAGAAACAACCACTTTGGGTAACAGAAATTGATGAGGAAAAGTGGGAAGAGAATTGGAATAAGACCAATTTCTTATGTAATGTAATGAACTCTATGACTAGGGATCCTGGTGGTGGATATCCTCATACAGATGCCTATGGTGTACACTTTGGTGCTGTAATATATTTGAATACTCCTGAAGAGTGTAATGGTGGCACTAGATTGTATTCTATGTCTGGTAAGCAGAGCACACGAACATTACAACCAGGAGTAGAAAGATATTTCAACGAACATGCGAAGAATAAATGGCAATATGATCAAGAAGATGGGTGGGAGGTTGAGTTAGAGTTTGAAATGGTGTATAATAGATGTATTCTTTATGAAGCTGATCAGTTACATGCTCAGTGGTACAGTGAAGATGCGTTTACTACTAAAGATAGAATAGCGCAGGTTCTTTTTATCTAACTATATACTTTGGTGATTTGAATAGTATGAGAGCGAAGGCATTCTTTATTAATGGTGGCGCTGGTCGAGTAATTACTTCCATTCCTGCTTTAGAAAAGTACGCAGAGAATCACGATGATTTCGTGATCGTTGCTGAGGGTGGAATGAATTTCTACAAGGCACATCCAGTCCTCCACAAATATACTTACGATAATTGGCACAAAAATCTCTTTGAAGATAAGATCAAAGATAGAGATTGTGTTACTCCAGAACCATATAGAATGTGGCATTACTACAATCAGAAGTGTAGTATTGCTCAAGCATTTGATATGGAAATCAATGGGTTAGATGAACCCAGAGATCTTCCTGCACCTAAGATTAAACTTTCAAAAGCAGAGGCAATTTCTGCAATCAATACTGTAGAGGAAGTTAAGGCAAAGACTGGTAAAGATAAAGTCATTGTAATTCAACCTTTTGGTAGAGGTGTGCAGGTTCAGGGTGAGTATATTATTGATACAACCTCTAGAAGTTTTCACCTAAGTTATCTGGTTGAGATTATTAACAATCTCAGAGAAGATTATGGTGTAATCATCATGAGCGAATTCCAATTCCCAATTGATGTTGACACTAGTAGGACTCCATGTGGATGGCCACAGACTGACATTCGCACCTGGGCAGGTATCATTGAACAGGCAGATCATTTTCTGGGATGTGATTCTGTCGGACAACATATTGCAAAGGCAGTTGGAACCACTGCTACTGCTGTGATTGGATCTACATACCCAATCAACATCTCTTATCCCGAAGACCCTTCGTTTGATATAATTGATCTTGGTGAAGAGAATAGAATTTTCTCTCCAATTAGATTGACAACAGAAGACTACCAAGATATGATGAATGATGAGTGTATGGAGATGACGAAAGAAGATATTCAAAAAGTTATTTCTTCCTGCAGGAAGAGACTAGGTAAACCTAAAAAATATTCTGGCACTGTTGCCGTAGAAGAAAACACATCTAAAGGATTTGGAAAATGAGTCAATGGATTGCTGGCATCACTCGTGGGCATAACGCTGGTGTTTGTTTACTAAAAGATGGTGAAGTTGTCTTTGCCATTGAAGAAGAAAGACTTACCAGAGTCAAGTATGATGGTGGTCCTCTTCTTTCATTGTTAAAAATCAAAGAGTACACTGACAAATTAGACTATCTTGTCATTGCCCACACTCAACTTATCAATCAGTCAGGACAACTAGGAACATTAGATTACTCTGGTGAGGATCCTTACACTGGTCTGGCAAGAAAACTTGGACTGATTGGCATTCATACTGGTCAGGATACTCCACATCCTCAAGTCATTGACCTTGGTAATGTTCACCACAAACTTCATGCTGCTTGTGCTTTTTATAGGTCTGGATTTTCTGATGCAGTATCTCTAGTTGTTGATGGTGCAGGTACATTCATTGATCATAATTCAAATGGCAGACAAACCATGCTCTGGGAAACTGAGAGCATCTTTGACTGCTCATATCCAGATGGAATCTCTGCTAGATACAAGCACCTAGGTGGTAATAATTTTAGAAGTCTTCTTATCGAAACTCAGTTTGATAATCAACTTCTTGATCCTGATGATCAAGGACAGTCTATTTTGATTGCTGATGCTACTGCTGGTATTGTAAAAACATATGAGGCAGTAACACAATACAATGGTTTCCAGGCTATCGAAGCAGGTAAGACTATGGGTCTTGCCCCATACGGAGAACCCAATGACAATATCCCTAACATCTTTAATCCCAAATTAGATACTGTTAGTTTCTACGCCCCATCAGATAATAATTTTATTACTCCAACATATCCTAATGCTGCTATTGTCAATGACTTTATCAGTAGTGAGTTGTTAACCCCTAAGGGTGTTGAACCTAAAGACTTGACTAGGTTGAAGAATAGAAAAGATCTTTCGTATAAAGTACAAACAGAAACCCAAGAGAAGGTACTGGATCTAATTAGATTTGCATCCGCTCTCACTGGCAAAACTAATGTAGCAATCTCTGGTGGTTATGGTTTGAACTGCATGGCAAACTATTATTATCTTGAGCAACTAAAGGATGAGGGTATTACCATTTATGCTGAACCAATTAGCAATGATGCGGGAACTGCTATTGGTGCTGCTCTTTATCAATACCATAGGGTAACTAAAGATGCTAAAGTTAGAAACTTTGCTGAGAGTTTGTACTTGGGACCACAGCATGAGTATTCTACGGAACAAATCATTGATACTGCAGATAAGTATGGTGGTATTGTAGAAGAGGCAGATGATGAGAAGGTAGTTGATCTCATTACTAACAAAAATATTGTTGCCCTCTTCCAAGGTAGGTCAGAATCTGGTCCTCGTGCTCTTGGTAATCGCTCTATCCTATATGATCCCCGTGATCCTGACGGTAAGGATCATGTTAATTCTGTCAAGCATCGTGAGTTCTTCCGTCCGTTTGCTGGTTCTATTCTGAAAGAACATGTACATGAATGGTTTGATCTTCGTGGCATGGATGAAACTCCACACATGATGTATGCAGTCAACTGCCAACCAGGGGTTGAGGAAAAGATTCCTTCTATCATTCATGTTGACAATACCTGTCGCATTCAAACTGTGACTCAGGAGCAGAACGAAAACTATTATAATCTCATTAACAAATTCTATGAGAAGACTGAGTGCCCTATCATCTTTAACACATCTTTTAATCTTGGTGGAGAACCTCTGGTAGAGACTCTTGATGATGCTGTTCGCACTCTGTACTATTCAGAGATTCAGTATCTTTATCTCCCCGAGTATGGTAAATTGATTTCTCTTACCAATGACTAAAGTATTTGTCAATGGGACATTTGATGTCCTCCATCGTGGGCACCTTGCACTCTTAAATTATGCAAGGTCCCAAGGTGATGAGGTAGCAGTTGCTGTAGACACTGATGCCAGAGTGAAGGAAATGAAAGGTGAATCTAGACCAGTTAATTGCTGCCTAGATAGAATGGAAATGCTACGGGCACTTAAGTTCGTGGACAAAGTTTTTTCCTTCTCTAGTGATGAAGAACTAGAGAATTTGATAAAAACATATCAACCTGATATAATGATAGTCGGATCAGATTGGAAAGATAAAAGTGTTATCGGTTCCATGTATGCCGCTGAGTTGAGATTCTTTGATCGCTTAGAAAATTATGCAACTAGCAAGACAATACAAAGTATTATTGATCGGGGATAGTTGTACCGATGAATGGATTTATGGTGACTGTAATCGTCTAAGTCCAGAGGCACCTGTCCCTGTCCTCGTACAGAGTGGTATCGATACTGCACCTGGCATGGCAGGTAATGTCAAGCAGAACTTAGAGTCTCTTGGCATCACTGTTAATTTTGTCACGAACACTGAGGCATTGAAGAAGACACGATACATTGATAGCAAAAGCAATCAACAGATCGTTCGTGTTGATACTGAACCTGATGTAAAACCCTTGCATCCATCTCAGTTACAGATGGCACTACTTCATGATACTTATGATGCAATTATCATCTCAGACTATAACAAAGGGTTTCTTCCTGACACTGAGACAATCAAGTATATTGCTGGCAGGTATCCTAATACTAAGGTATTTGTGGATACGAAGAAGACTAAACTCCCTGTGGAGTTCAGCAATGTCATCTATAAGATTAATCAGAGAGAGTTTGAGTCATTAGATGCCAACTTTATTCCTAATAGAGAGAACATGATTGTCACCATGGGCGGTGATGGATGTATTTGGAATAAGAAAAAGTTCCCTTGCATTGATCTTGTAAGGACCTTTGATGTTACTGGAGCAGGAGATACTTTCCTTGCCGCCCTGGTATTTTATTACATTCAACTCCCCTATATGGAAGAGTCTATTGCTTTTGCAAACAAGGCAGCAGCAATTGCAGTACAGAATCCTGGGACTTATACTCTCAGAATGGATGATGTTGATAGGATTTTAGGGATATGAATAAATCACTAGTTCAATTTAAGAATGGAGATGTAAAACGAATTTTTTCTATCAACATCTCTCATGATGCATCTGTTGCATATATTGTGGATGGTCAAGTGGAATGGATGATAGAGGAGGAGAGACTTACCCATAGAAAGCATGACTCTTATCCTTTCATGTCGATTCTTCGTGCCAATAATATTATTGATAGAAACTCTTTACTTGCTGTTACTGCCATTGAAATTCCTACACTAGAAGAGGTAGTAAATCAATCTGTAGATACCAGTTTATTAATAGCATCAAAGGTACTAAGAAAAAATCAATATAAGTACAAGTCATTTGAACAGCAGCATCATCTTTCTCATGCTTCGATTGGATTTTATAATTCTGGATTTGAAGAAGCTGCCGTTGTTGTAGTCGATGGTGCTGGAGCGATTAAAGGTGGCGGACATGAAGTAGAAAGTATTTACAAAGCATCCTATCCAGATAGTTTTGAACTTCTGCATCAAAGATATGTTCCTATTTTTAAGGACACTGACGATGTAGTTGACAACCCTACGACAGGTATTGGAATGGCATACGCAGCAGCTGCTGAGTATATTGGGTATGATTATACTGCGTCTGGAAAATTGATGGGTCTTGCTCCTTACGGTAAAGAAGATCCAGAAATAAAATCATTCATAACAGAAGATGGTGAGGTAAACGAGTCGATATTTTATAGAGTCCATAATGGAGTGATCATAGAATACTATGATCACATTGCACCTAAGGATAAGATGACATTATATTTACTGTATAATGATGCAAATACTAGGTGCCAAAGACATGAGGATGATGATAGTATTGTTCGCATTGGACCTGCTCTCTCTGCACCTGATGAAGTTGCCGACCCAACAGTAAAGTTCTCTTTGAATTGTGATATTGCTTACAGAATTCAGAAGGATTTTGAGACTTACATGGTGAATCTTATTAAGAAAGCGGTAGACATTACTGGGTGTAAAAATGTTGTTCTCTCTGGAGGTTGTGCTTTAAATTGTGTTGCTAACTACGAGTATCTAAACCATCTACCTGAAGGTGGTAAGTTATTTGTAGAACCTATCTGCTATGATGCTGGTCTTCCTGTAGGGCAAGCATTGCTTGAGTGGAGACAAGTCACAAAGTCATCAGAGATCAAACCTCTGAAGAATCTTTATCTCGGTCCAAGACAAACTCACATCCTCCCAGAAACTTCTTATGATACATCAGTTCAGGATGTGGTTGATAAGATCATTGAAGGTCATCCAGTAGCAATCTTCCAAGGGAGATCTGAACAGGGTCCTCGTGCTCTGGGCAATAGATCTCTTCTATTTGATCCAAGAAATAAAGATGCACAAGTGATACTCAATAAAAAGAAAGGGCGTGAATGGTGGAGACCATTTGCTGCTTCTGTTCTATTGGATCATGTTCATGACTGGTTTGATATGCGTGGTCTTGATGAAAGTCCATACATGATGTTTGCTGTCAATGCTCATGAAAAGATTTGGGATAAGATTCCTGGAGTATTGCATGTTGATAAGACATGCAGAATTCAAACTGTATCCAGAGAACAGAATCTATATTACTATGATCTGATCAGAGAGTTCTATGATAGAACTGGTGTGCCAATGTTATTGAATACTTCTTTTAATCTTGGTGGAGATACCATCTGTGAGTCAGTTGATGATGTCATGGACACTTTGAAGAGATCCGAACTTGAATATACATATTTCCCTGAGCATGGTAAAATGGTTTATGTTCCTGAGAATTCCAACGCTGGAAAGAAAGGAAAGATCAACTACATGGTAACTAATGATGAGGTATAATGTAGACATCGACGGCACCATCTGCTATCCTGGTAAGGGAGACGGTAGATATACTCTTGCTGTCCCACGCTGGGACAGGATTCAAAAAATTAACGATCTATATATTAAAGGGCATGAAATCATCTACCATACTGCAAGAGGTATGGGCACCTTTAATAATGATCGTGGAAAAGCGTATGAAGAATACTACGACTTTACCTTAAAACAGCTCACTAAATGGGGTTGTATGTTCAACGATCTTTATCTAGGCAAACCCGCTGCAGATTACTACATCGATGACAAAGGAATCAACTCAGAAGACTTCTTCAATCAAGATCGTGCCAAAGGGGTGGGGTCACGAGAAGTGGATAGTCAATAACGAAATGTATTGTGGCAAGATCTTGTTCATGGAAAAGAACAAGAGATGCTCATGGCATTATCACAAACTAAAAG